CCGAGTGGCTGGGCCCGTACGAGGTGCAGGAGTACGGCAAGTTCAGCTATGGCGCGGTACAGCTGAAGAATCCCGAGACCGGTGTCGAGCGGCGTGCGGGTTATCAGCAGGTGCGCAAAGCGTAAGCCGAAACAGAGAGGAGCGACCGGCGTGGGTGTGGCACCACCCGCGCCGGCCCCAACCTGCAGTCCATGCCTGCAAGCCGGCCAGGGCTCCCCGCCTCGCGCGAGGCGAAGCGAGTCTAGGCCAACCGTCCACGCGACAACAGGCTTGACATGGCAATCAATGAAATTCGATGCGGTCGCTGCGACCGCATGCTGGCACGGGCCGGCGAATTCCAGCTACTTGAAATCAAATGCCCGCGATGCGGGCACCTACACACTCAGAGGGCCACGAGCCCCGGACCCCGGAGGAACCCTCGTGGCCAAACCTATCATTCCCTGGATGGGCGGCAAGCGCCGTCTCGCTAAGCGGATCTCGCGGCTGATGCCGCCCCACCAATGCTACGTCGAGCCGTTCGCCGGCAGCGCCGCGCTGTTCTTCATGCGCGACGAGCCGGCGCCGGTCGAGGTCATCAACGACGTCAATGGCGACCTGGTCAATCTCTACCGCGTCGTGCAGAACCATCTCGAGGAGTTCGTGCGCCAGTTCAAATGGGCGCTGACTTCGCGGCAGATCTTCGAGTGGCAGAAGACGACCCGGCCGGAGACGCTGACCGACATTCAGCGCGCGGCCAGGTTCTACTACCTGCAGCGGCTGACGTTCGGGGCGAAGCCTGGCGGCTACACGTTCGGTACCAAGACGACCAGCGGCCCCGGGCTGAACCTGCTGCGGCTGGAGGAAACGCTTTCCGAGGCGCACCTGCGCCTGGCGCGGACGTTCATCGAGCATCTAACCTGGCAGGAGTGCGTGAAGCGCTACGACCGGCCTCACACGCTGTTCTATATGGACCCGCCCTACCTCGAGACGGCCGGTTATGGCGTCGCGTTCGGGCTCGAGCAGTACGAGCAGCTGGCGGAGACGATCGGGCAGATCCAGGGGCGGGCTATCGTCAGTCTCAATGACCACCCCGAGGTGCGCCGAATCTTCGCCGGGTTTCACATCGAGAGCGCCGACATTCGCTATACCGTGGGCAGCGGCACCGGCAAGGCGGCGCGAGAGGTGTTGATCTGCAATTGGGCGGTAGATGCCTAGCCGGCGCGGGGCGGTCGCTTGATCGGCCCGACCTCGGGTTTTTCGGGTTCGGCCAGGCGCCAGACCTGCACGGCGTGGGGCTCGTTACACAGCAGCACGGCTTCGTGCGTGAGTGCGCCCCAGTTCAGCGTCTGCGGCGATCGGCTGATGCGACAGCGACCCGAGTAGATCTCCCCCCGGTAGAGCGCGTGATATTCAACCAGGCGCTCGCAGGGCGGACCGTGTCGATCCCGCATTCTCCAGCCTTTGGCGAGCAACCCGTCTCGCCATTGCCATACGTAGTTCGGCAGTTCCCCCATATTTTTCTCCTTCCTGCGCTATTCGCTCCCAAAAAGGGCGGCAAGCGGACATTGGCGTGCTTGCGCCCGTGAGATCCTGATCGTGTCGCACACGCGACATGGCTAGTTCGCGCCGGCGCTGGCAGCCTGTCACGCGCTGGCGGCCGCTTGCCGTGTGCGATATCTCGCACACGCATACAGTGTTAGGCGATAGAAAATACTGTTTAAATGTACAGCAAAACGGCCGATGATATTCGGCGATCGCACCCCGTGAGGGGGTCCGTCATCAAGATAGGAGGTAGTGCGCATGGGCAACGTAGAGCGGCGGTACGGCAGCAATCCTTTAGTGCGCGAGTCATCGCGTGATACTCTCGCGGAGATTCGACACCAGATCGCTTACCAGGAATTGAGCGAAGATCGGGACCATCCTGGCTACGCCCAGGGGTTACGAATGGTCTACGACGCTATCCCCGTATTGGTCCAGCAAGTTGCCGATGAAGTGGGTGCCGAGCAAAATTTACTGTCACAAAACGTGTCAAAATGACGTTTGTGATGTTAGACTGAGGCAAGTCGCGTTAGCGGAAAGAGACGAAAAAGGTAGGAATTTCAACAATTTAGGCTGCACAAAAAGAAAACGCCGCCCGGCAAGGCAGCGTTTTCGGATGTTCGTCGCAGCAGAGGCACTGGAGAACTCGACAAGCTCAGTGTATCTGCTGCTCGGACGATGGGCAAGCCTTGGCCAAATTTGGAGCCAGGCGGATCATGGGGTCAGCAGGACACATGCCGCATTTCGCCCTTCGATGGGGCAAAGCGGCGTACCCCTACCCAGGTAAATTCTGGGGCACGGGGAATCGATGCGGGCACGACCCGCAAAAAGGCGAGTTCGAACGCTTCAACAAGCCGACGACGCAGCGCGAGCTGCCCAAGGCCCAGCAGAAGTTGCTCGAGCTGGTCCAGCGCTATTACGAGTCGCCGGCGATGTTGCCGACGCTATCGAACCTCAACGGCCGCCGTAACCTCGACGGCAACCCCCGCAGTAACCGAAGCGAAGCCCGGGCGGCTGAAAGCCTGGTGTTATCCGCGATCATCCAGCATCTAGAGTTCGCCTCGCTGCGCGTGGGCACGCCGAAGCCGGACGGCACGTTCAAGCCGCGTTCGTGTGGCGAGCTTGCCAAGGTTGCCGGGCTGCTCGATCCGAAGTGCGACCCGAGCTATCCGCAGCCCTCCGAACGATTCTGGCGCGCATGGCGTCGGCTCAAGCTCGCCGGCGCGTTCACGGTTCACCAGATCGCCGAGAAGCGGCCGGACGGCAGCATGCGAGCGCGCCCCGCTATCAAGCACATCAATCAGGACTTTCTCGTCGCGCTGGGCATCGGCTACAGCAAGCTGAAAGAGCTGCGAGACTGGGCCAGCCGCTCGCTCAAGCGGGCGAAGAAGCGCTTCGCTGAGCAGTTCCCGGGCGAGGGCGACGCGAAGAAAGCCAGGGCCAACCTGGTTACCGGGAAGATTGCCGGCGGCGGTGGTCGGTCATACATGCCGAAGGATAGACGCGGCCCCCGCGACACGCCGGACGTGAACCCAAGCAAACAGCGGCAGCGCGAATACTCGCAAGAGGTGTTGCGCTGGACCGCCGAAGTCTCGGCCAACAACCCCAACGCTTCGCCGCGTGAGGTTCGAGAGCTGGTCAACAAGAAGTATCCGCCGTACCAGGTCTGGCTCGCCCAGCAGAACGAGTAGAACCCCTCCCCGCTTTGACCTTCCCGCCCCGGCCCCGCCGGGCATAGCCCGTTCCTGCGCGGGCGATATTTCGCAGCAACCCTCCCCGAATACCTGCATTTGCCCTCGATCGGCGCCCGTTTCCGCCTCGATCGGCGCCAGCCACCGCCGATGTCGAAGGACCATCAAAATTAAGTGATTTGGAATTGAAATTAGGTCGGCTCGCTTAGAGATTATCTGCACACCGTTAATACGCTGTTGTGTATGAAAAACCGTAGTTAGGTCTACCACCCAGTGCCTGGGTGTTATCCCCAAGGGCATTTAAAATGCCTCGACAAGTCGAGATCCTGCCGCCGGTGCTTGCGCACCGTTGCCCCAAAGGGGCTACGCCCCTCTGGACACCCCTAGTGCTGCAATGAAAAGGGCCGAGATCTGCCAGTTGTCCAGCGCCTACGGCGCGTTACGGCGCGAAAGAATGGGCACCCCTACCCATGCACGGTGGGCGCCTCTCATGGCGCTACGCGCCATCACTGCAACCCCGTACAATATGGCCATGACTGATACTCTACGACACTTGGCCGCTGAACCCTGCCCGCTTTGTCACGGCCAGGGAACGCTGGCGGGCGTGTTCCATCGCCTGCATTGCGAACACTGCGCCGGTGTGGGATTTCTCCAAGTGGCCACCGGCCAGCCCGTGGATCTGCGCGCCGCGAAGTTGCTGCGGCGGCCGTCACGATCGGCGTCCGTTGGCCATGTCGAAACGACGCCGGATACCTGGCGGCTGGTGAATCATTTCCGTGGTGATTGATAGCGTGACAATGTCACGGTAACGCGATATGTTTTCGTGACATTGTCACGGATACGAGCAAATGCCCCGCGAGCGATTTTCCAGCATTACCCCGGATGAGGCCCTGGTCTGGCTCGGCGCGCTGATCAGCGCGTCAATGGACGAGAGAGACAAGACGTTGAACCTGGGCCGCAGCGCCGAGCTGCTGAACGCCCGGATGAGGGATAGTGGCATCTCGTTCACGCCCAAGCGCGGCCGCGATGGCTTGTCTCAACTGCTGGCGCTGGCTGGCGACTTCGTGAACTACCCGGATGACCACACGGCGGCCCGCCGCGCCGAACTTGTGGCGGCCTGGTGCCGAGATTGGCTCCAGCCCGATGACTGGGACCGGATCAACGCACGGATTCGAAAGCGTCGGCAACGGGTAAAGCCATAAAGCTATGTGTCTATAAGTCTATAAAGCTAAATATAGCGCAATAGAGCTATGGGCCGTCACGCTTTACGGTCTTCACCGTACTGGTGCTGCAGCCGATGATGCTGGCCACGTCCCGAATCGAGTAGCCTCGGCCGTCGGCGTGGGTGGATTGCAGCAACGCCGCGATTCGTTGGCGCTTCGACATGTCCTTTTGCCTGCCCTGGTATTTCCCTTCCCCTTTAGCCTTTTCGATCCCCTGCCGCTGGCGGCGGCGTCGATCCTCGTAATCCTTTCTGGCCACGGCAGCTAGCGTGTCCAGCATCATGCCGTTGACGGCGTCCAGCACGCGGGCGGTGAAGTCGTCGGCCGCCGCCGGCGATAACGCCAGGTGGCTCGTCGGTAGATCCAGTGCGACGACGCGCAACCCTTTCGCGTCGAGCTGGGCGCGTAGCTCGCGCCAGTCGTCGCGATCGAGACGTGATAGACGGTCGATGGCTTCGACCAGGATGACGTCGCCGGGGTGGGCGTCCTCGAGCAGTCTTCGCAGCTCGATGCGGTTTGCGGATGCGCCCGAGGCGTTCTCGACGTACCAGCTGGCGATCGGGACGTTGTGTTGGCCAGCGAAGTCGACCAGCTGCTGGCGGGCTCTCTGAGCATCCTGCTCGGCGGTGCTTCCACGGAGGTAGGCTCGAACGAACATCCTGGCACCTGGGGCGTTATGGGTGGGGTCTATGGTGTGGGGCGATTAGAGTGGGCGCAAGCCTGAAAAGTGATATCGGAGACATCGCTGATATCCGGGGCGGTTAGGGAGTACCCAAAAAAACTAGCCTTCCAATTGACCCGTGACACGTTACGCATTACACTTGCCCTGTCGCTCAACAACAAGGAGGCGAAGCGATGCGATGATAAGGCGGATCAAACACAAGGGGCTCAAGAGGCTCCATACGAAAGGCGAACAGCAAGGAGTACAACCGAACCACATAGAAGATCTGGAAGACATACTGGCAGCCTTGGACGCAGCGGTTAAGCCAAGCGACATGAACCTGCCGGGTCTTGACTTCCATGAGCTGAAGGGAAATCGAAAAGGTACCTATTCGGTACACGTCAACGGCAACTGGGTTGTGACGTTCACTTTCGATGGAGCTGACGCGGATCAGGTGGATTACGAGGACTACCACTAAGCCGGCACCCCTTGGTATCCGTTCGTGGGCGGATACCAAGGTCGACCGAAGCATTCAAAGGTAGGCCGATGTGATGATTGGCAGACAAGTCAGATAGCTTGACTTAACAAGAGATGAGAGATAATTGATATGACCATGAAGAACCCGCCGCACCCTGGCCGCCTTCTGCGCCGCCGTGTTGTGCCAGCGCTGGGGCTTTCTGTCACCGAATTTTCCGAAAAGCTGGGCATGTCCAGGAACGCGGTATCTCGCGTGCTGCACGAACATGCCAGCATTTCCTCTGACCTAGCCGTGCGCCTCGAGCATGGCGGCATTGGTAACGCCCATCATTGGCTAACCATGCAGGCGAATTACGATCTTGCCCAGGCGGAGAGCCGCGACCAGAATCATATCTCTAGATTCGCGGCCGTGTAGTAGGTATCCAGCGTCAACGAAGAAAGCCCGGCGACTCCACCCCGCCGGGCTTTTTGCATACTAAAAGCCCGCCACGGCCTAGGGCCGTGGCGGGCTTGCCACTACTTGACGAGGATCATCACCAGTATCTTGATGATGTCCACGGCAAGGGTGGCGATACGAATGAACTTATCCATATCTTGTCCTCTATCGAGGATCGCCCGCTTGCGGTTGTCTGCCTTACACGCTTGCGGCGGCCGTTAAGCAGGTCTCGGACGCGATCGATTACGGTTCTTCGCCTTTCAGGCAGCCGGTTCCCTGTCCGGGGCAAAGTCCAAAACTGTTCAGATGCGTTACCGATCGCGGCCAGCTCAACGACTCCAAGGCTTGCATTCAAAAATCTGCGCGTAAAAGGCATACAAAATTCGCGTTGCCAATTACAAATAGATTCAACCAAAAGTTGAAAAACGCCATTTTCGAGCGTAAATTAGACTTCAGCCGTTAAGCAGGTCTTTGACCGCAGCAATCGTGTGACAGCACGATCGCACATCTCGCCGCCCACCCCAGGGCGGCGTTTTGTTTACTGGGAAGAACATTCTACCACACTCTGTTTTTTACCCTTCCGCATTGCCTTATACCGTTACCGATGCTGCTCGCTTACCACCCAGGTCATCTAACCTGACTGATTCCTCCGACGTGCATAAGCGCGCTTCGTATGGGTATATACCGGCTAAATCTGGAAATGTGTACAAAAAGGGCCGCTCGATGGCGGCCCGTGGCAGGTGCTGGCGGCGTTACCTCGCTCTGAACAGCGGATCGAGCGCGGCGCGCGTGAGTGGGCAGCATCGCTCAAGGAGAGCCTGCAGCTGGTCGAGCGGCAGCGCGCCGAGCTGGTTTAGTGGGGTGCGGCGGATGGTGCTATAGTGTGCATCTGACATGATTGCTACTCCCATGGTGGTCTTGTCGAGGCCGGTGTGAGGTGAGAGCTCACGCCGGCCACTTTCTTTCTGCCCTACTCTTGCGCGCCGTAGACGGTCAGGCCCAGTACCGGGTCGACCTCGATCCCCAGTCGTTCTTCCCTCGCGAGATCCAGCCATTCGAATGCGATCTGCTCTATGGTTTGCGCCTGGTACTCGTCGCCAGCCTGGCGCCTCCGATTCTCGATCGCTTCCATCCATTGCCCGCGATTGGCGACGCCGTTGAATGACTGCACCAGCTGATCGACGGCAACGCGGTAGGCGATTGAATCCATTAGCCGCCCTTCCGGTCCAGTTCATTGATCACGGCGGCGGCCGCGAAATCCTGCATATCCATGTCGTGCTCGAGACAATAGATCTTGAGGCGCTTGTGAAGCTCCGGCGGCCAGCGGAAATTGACCAGCTTGCGGTCGTCGGTATTTTCCGGCGCGACCGTATTGGTGTTGGCAGTGGCTGACTCGGCGAGAGTCGGGGGGGCGCCCTTCCCTTTCCTGCGCGGCGGTTTGCTGGGAGTTGCCATTGTCTGAATCTCCTAAAGCTAGGTTTATCGCTTTATAGCCTTATGGCTTTATAGGGCGATTTTTTCGAATCGATCGATGATCGCCTGGACGACTTCGTCGGCCTTGGCGCGGGTGCTGGGGTGCGGACATTCGACGATAGACAGCCCGGCATCCTGCGCACGCCGGAATGACGTCTTCTCGGGGATCTGGCCGCCGAGCACGTGGAAAGGCGTTTGCCCCAGGTAGTCGCGGGCCTCGGCGATTTCCACCGCGCTGTCGCCGCACTTCGATAGCGCAATGGCGATGCGGTCTACCGGTATCCCGTGTTTTTCAGAGAGTGACCGAGCGAGCAGAACGGCCGGATTGAGATCGTCGAGCGATAGGCTCGTCGGGATCACGACCAGGTCGGCGGCCTTGGCAACTTCAACAGTGGCTTCGCTGGCGTGGGGAGCGCCGTCGACGACCAGCAGATCGTGCAGCTCGGCGGCTTTGAGTGCGCGCCGTGCGGTGCCGAACGACTCAACGGCAATGACAGGATTGATCTGGCTTTCGAGACGTCGGCGGTGCCAGTCAACAGTCGAAGATTGCTTGACGTCCAGGTCGGCGATTTTGACGTCCCAACCGGCCTTAGCGTAGGTGGTGGCGATCGCCCGAGCGATGGTCGATTTACCGGGTCCGCCTTTTTGGCTGAGCGCCGCGATGATGTGTCCCATGGTGGTATTCCTTCGCGTGAGAGTTCGAAGATTTACAGAAAGCTAGACTTATAGCTTTATAGCTTCGTCGATAGGTTAGCCCTGGCGGGGTGTTGGTGCAAGCTGTATTTATGGAAGTCTATAAAGCTTGCTTTATGGCCATCCGTGGCCGGGTCGGTGGGGTCAGTCGTTGGCGGCGGGGTAGGAGATTTCGGCGCACTGGGACGAGAGTTGACGGACGTGGTCTGCCATCATCGCCGAAAGCAGGGCGATATGCTGGAGCTGGTCATAGCTGGCCTCTCCGTTCTCGACGGCGCGCTGAGCGAGCGCGTCGACGCCGTTGGCCATGGCGAGGGCCTGCTGGCTTTGCAGGTGGATGCGCTGGCGGACTTGCAGCGCCAACGGCGGGTGAGGATGCGCGAGGGGAGTCATGGTCATGATGGGCGTTCCTGGTTGCGATGAGCGATCCGCTGGCGCTTCCAAACGCTGGAGGCGGATCGTGCGCAGGTTGGAAGACCGGGGCAACCAGAGCCCGGCGCGCCGAGGCGCCCCACGCACGACCCGCCATATACGGGCGTGCGCGGTCGGCGCCGCGCCCTGGGGCGTGCGCTGGCTGCTATTCAGGCTTCCAAACCTGGTCGCCGATGAGCGACGACGAACGGACATTAGACCCGGGGCCGATGAGCGTCAATGCAACCGGCAGGGGGAACATCGGCGGGGGAGTGGGCTAATTCAGGGGATTGGCATAGGCTGGTCGGGCGGCTGGCGGGTCGCGATCACACATGGCAGGACAAAGACGGGCGCCATTGCGGCGCCCGAATTCGTGACAATGTCACGCTTTACCATGTCGACCCTTGTGAGCCCTCCAGGCGTCAGGCGACGCGCATTTCAGGGGTGCCGGCGGTGACATACCCGACATCGGCGGTTTTGTTGGTGAGCATGTCGATAAACCACGGCTGCCACGCGGGAACGATGCGTCGCAGATCGATTTCGCCGGGGTGGGCGATGATGAAGTCGCGCAGCGCCTTGGTGGAGATGAAGCGGTGCGTGTTCGGCGTGCCGGCGTGGGTCGACCGGCGCGTCACTTTCAGCCGCCCAGCGTCGATCCAGCGGTTGATGCGGTCCGATGTCATGCCGAGGGCTTCGCTCAGCTGGCGGGGCGTGTACAGGTTGCTGTCGGTGGTGCTGTTGCCGAGTTGCTGCTGGCGTTGGGCAACGGCTGAAAGGGGGTAGCAGTAGCCAAGCGCTTTCAGGCGGCGGTAGATCACGTCCGGGCTGGTGCCGTCCATCTGCTGGATCAGTGTGTCGACCTCCGGCGGCCAGCGGCGATACTTAGTGGTGGCCAGCCCGCGCTTGGCGGCGACGTGTTTCAGCCAGTAGTAATCGACGTTGTGGCGCGCTGCCAGCTTCTTGAGGTCAGGCCGTCCGGTGCGGTATTCCCGTTCCAGATCGCCGATTAGCGCTTTGGTCTCCTCGCCTCGGCGGAATGGCTTGCCGCGCTTCACGCCAAGGCGCGAGGCCATGGCGCGGATCTGCTCGTTGGTGTGCGTTTCTTGAAGGTGCGGGCGTACCCCGCCGGCGCCGCCGGTGGGGTAGTGGTCCATGATTGCTTCTCGGTCTGGGTCGTTCCAACGTGGGCCTGGCATATCACGCTCCCTTTCCGAAGATGCCGGCGGCGGCATAGACGACCAGGCACGCGACGGTGACCCAGTAGATCGCCCGGCAGGCGAGCTGCAGCCGGGTCGGTTTGGGGTGGCGGATGCGGTTGTAGGACATGATCACGCCTCCGATTCGCTGGCGGATTGAGACGTGGGGGAATCCGGCTTGGGCATGAAGTGGGTAGGGTGGATCACCATTTCGTGCCAGCAGTCGTGTTGGGCGCACCAGATCGCGCCAATCCAGCCCTCGTCGTCCTGCCAATAGCCATCGACGACGCCCTTCGGGTTGAAGTCCGGGTGAATCAGGTTGGGTGCGTGCAGCAGGCAGCCATCGCCGTATTTCTCGGCTTCCTCGATGGGTCGCCATTCGACGATTTGTGCGGTTTGGGCAGGCGCGCCGCGTGCCCGATCCAGTCGCTCGATCTCGGCGAGGATCAGCGCCGCCGCTTTCACCAGGTTGCGGCGGGGATCGGTCGCCGGTTTCCACCAGGCTTTCTCGAAGGGCCAGACTGCCGGTGGGGTTTTCGGCAGGGCGTGGCCAGTCACCTGGACGCATGCGGACCAGGCGTAAGTGCTGGCGGCTGCGGCCAGCTCGCCATCGGTATGGGTGTCGTCGTGTTCCGGCTTCCAGCCTTCGGAATCGATCTGTCGCTGACGTTCGTTGAAGGCGTCGAGTAGTGCTTTCATGGTGTCGGTTCTCCAGTGGGTGGGATTCATGCGGCGCTTGCCGGCACCGGCATGAATTGGCTTTCGTGGGTGAAGTTGGCTTCGACCAGGGCGCGAGCCAGTGGGGGGCAGACGCTGTTGCCGATCAATCGCACCTGGGTGTGCTTAGGTACCGGCTTGCCGTCGATTTCGCCGAATCGATAGTGGTCGGGAAAACCTTGCGCGGCGGCGAGCTCGTGCGGCTGCAGCATCCGCATGCCGATGTCGGTGATGACGTACTGCTCGCCGTCGATGGTCACTGTCACCAGCTGGAATCGGTCCTTGGTGGTGATGGTCGGTGACGGGGTGTTGAGGTCGCGGCCAGTCTCGCCGGAACCGCTGCCGTAGTAGGGCGCCAGGAAGGCGGCCACTGCTGCAGCGTGGGTGCCGCCGGCGCAGACGGTGGGCATCGGCTCGCGAACGTCTCGACCGCCGCGCTCGCTGCCTTTCAGGTTGACCATGCTGGCGGCCACCAGGGCGTTGTGATCCGTGGCGGTGATCGTCGGTACCGGATTGGTCAGACTGTCGCCGACGACGCCGGTGAAGTGCTTGGCCAGGAAGGCCGAGACTAGGGCGTGCTTGCAGCCGCCGGCGACCACGGTCCCAAGCGGCTTTTGCAGATCGAGTGTGCGCGGCGCTTGCCCTGGTCGCTCGCCGTACCCGGACTGCACCATCGTTGCCGATACAAGACCGTGACGCGTGGCGCCGGCCAGAACCGTTTGCATCGGATCACGTGGGTCGCTGCCGATTACGTTTTGCGCCATCGCTGTCAGGTGTGCTGATACCACGCCGATTGGTGCGGCACCGCCAGGATTAGTGCCCGGCCGGTTAACGTTGGCGTTTGCCGTCACCGTGTGCATCGGCTCGTCCACTCGATGGCCAACGGCGCCGCTCCGGAACTTCGTGATGCTGGGCGCGACTACCGCGAAGCTCCCACCTTTTGGCCAAGCCGTGACCGTCCGCAATGGCTCTCGGCTGTCATGCGCATGGACTGCACCGGCACCGTAGTTGGCAATCGGGACGATGAACGGGTCCCCGCTTTCGATCACGTAGCGCATGACGCCCTTGGCAATGCGCTTCATCGTGTTCTCGGCCAACTCTTTCTTGCGCCCGAAAATCGAGGGGCAGGGGATCGACCAGTCGATGCATTCGGCGGCGGTTCGGTATGCCGGCATCTTGCCGCGCTGGACTGCCGGTGATTTTGGGTCGCCGTGGGTCGGCTTCGGCCAGGTGATCGGCAGGCCATCGCGGCGAGCAATCAGGAACAGGCGCTTGCGAATCGTTGGGGTGCCGTAGTCGCAGGCGCGCAGGATGCGCCAGTCGACGTTGTAGCCGTGGCGCTTGAGTGCGCGGACGAACCCCCGGAACGTCTGCCCCTTGCGGGCTGGATCCGGCACCAGTTGGCCTTTATCGTTCTTGATCAATGGCCCCCAATCCAGAAACTCTTCCACGTTTTCTAGAATGATGACGCGGGGCTTCACTCGAGCTGCCCATCGAACAGAGACCCATGCCAACCCGCGAACCGATTTTGAGACGGGCCGCCCACCTTTGGCCTTGCTGTGATGCCGGCAATCCGGCGAAAACCAGCAGAGTCCGACGGGCTGGCCGTTGGTTGCTTCGTCCGGATTGATGTCCCAGACATCGGCCACGGCGTGACGGCTGCGAGGGTGGTTCGCGGTGTGGGTGGCGATAGCGGCCGCGTCATGATTGATCGCGAGATCCACGGGGCGGCCGAGCGCCTGCTCGATTCCCTCGGTTGCACCACCCCCGCCGGCGAAATTGTCGACGACGAGTTCGTGTCCGAGAAAGAGGTTCAGGTTTGTCATGGTGTCGGTTCTCGTATGGTGTTCGCGGGCGCATTGCCGTGCGGTCACGCGAACATGCGGCGGTCTAGCTCGACCGGGTAATCGGGGTTTTCGTAGCACCACAGCGAGCCTTCGCGGTGCGGGAAGTGGTAACCGTCGCAGCGGCAAACATGCCGCCGCCATGGCTTGCTATCCGCCCATTTGTCGATGCGGAGCGTGCCGACGCGCGCGCAGTTGCGGCAGCGAGGGCCGCGCACGTATTCGTCGGGGTGCTTCGGCTTTACCTGCCGGGCGCCGCAGACGCGGCAGCGGCAGTGTCGACGGGTGGGCAGGTAGACGAGCATGTCAGGCGACCTGGGCGTACAACGCGGCGATATCCGGCAGCGGGCCGTCGTCGCGCTTGCTCTTGGTGCTCCGGGCGCCGTTCATGGCGGTGATCGGGGCGCGGGAGCGCTTCGGTACCCGCTGGGTGCCGTCGGTGTGGTAGGCGTTGATCGAGAAAATGCAGAGCAGCAGGCAGAGGGCGCGCGGGGCGAGAACTCCAAGGATGAAGGCTCGCGACATGGTGTGCGGCTTGGTGCCGGCGCCGAGCTTGGCTCTGGTGGTGCGCTCCAGCTGGGTAACGGTGAACGCGTCGAATCCCAGATCCTGCTGGATCTCGCTGGGCTTGCGCCCGTTGGCCTGAGCGACCAGCAGGGCCAACTCGTCGTCGGTGAGGTTCTGCCCGGGGAGGCCGATAACATCGTCGCCGATGAAGCGCGGATCATTCATGGCTGCGCGCCTTTGACTGCAGAGCGGCCAGCGTGCCGGTCAGTTCTTCCATGTCGCGTGCTTGCTGGCGTAGGCGCTCGGCAAGCAGCTGGGCGCCGGCGTGCATCTGCTGCAGCGTGTTGCCGTCACATTCGCCGGCATCGACGGCGCGGCTGATAGCGGCCTCCAGGCCAAAGGCAATGGCGCTGTTATGATTCATGCAGATGCTGAATGTGCGCGTGGTGGTGACCAGGCTGATCTGCTCGAAATCGGCGGCCCGCATCAGGGTGATGATCGACGGTTGCGTGATGTTCTGGCTCATGTGGCTCTCCCGGTTGTCCCGTAATGTTTCAACCTGCCACGTTTTGTGTCAAGTCGAGACGCAAAAAAACACGGCCTTTCCGCCGTGACTTGCGGTGTCTAGGGGTTATCGATCGCTGGCGATGCGGGCAACGCGGCCCAGGATATCCAGCTCGTCGAACGCTTCGCGTGTCAGCGTCTGCTCGTCGTCGGTCGCTTCGGTGTACACCGTGAAGGTGTTATCGAGATTGCGGCGAATCCAGCGCACCCAGGCTTGCCCATCGACGAGAATGCCGAACAGGTCACGGGAACCTGGTGCTTTGATACGCCGGTCGACCAGGATTTCGTCGCCACGCTTGCAGACTTCCTTCATGTCGTCATCGCAGACGGTGAACGACACGCACTGCGTTTCATCGAGATCTCGGTGGCGCAGGTACGAGACGCTGTAGGCGGTAGAGCTGGCGGCGTTCGTGATGCGAGACGATCCCGATTTTGTGGGCACGCTGGTGCGGTTGGTAGTGACGTAACCGGCGCCGCCAATGGCGACGTTGGACCGCTCGTTCGTCCAGCCCACTATCCAGCCGGCCGGCACGCCGAGTTTGTCGGCAACGCTGGCAAGCTCATCAAGCTTGGGTGAGCGCAGCCCGGTTTCCCAATTGGCGTAACGTCCACGCGAGATATTGAGAAAGCGGGATATCTCGTCTTGTGTCATCCCCCGTTCGCGCCGCAACGTAGCCAGCCGTTCGGCAATGACTTCGGTGGTGTCGGACATCGAGTGTTCCCCATGCTGTGCGGCACTGGCCGTTCGTTTCCGTGACAGTTTACACAAAACGTGGCAAGGGGAATATGAAAACCCTTGCAGCTGGCGGCTTTCACGCTTTAAGCTGTCACAAAACGTGACAGCGGAACCCTATTCGTGACATTTAACGACTGGGTCGACGATGTAGGCGGAATCAAGCCGGCGGCGGACCTCCTGGGGGAGAAACCTCGCTCGGTGCGCAGCTGGTACCACGCTGAGCGTGCCCCACGTCAACGATCGGCCAAGAACATCATCGAGAAAAGCGGCTATCGAGTCGACTGGAGCGGTATCTATCAGCCGATCGAGACGGCGCGCGTCAAAGCTGAGGCACCGGCATGAACGCGTTTCTTTTCCCTGTCGATTACTCGTCTCGTCCCAAGGTCGAGCAGGTCATCGAGCGTTTCGCGCTGATCGGTTACGCGCGGCTGTTGCTGCTGCTGGAGGATCTGGCCAAGGCGCCGGAGGGCGCCACCTGCCGCCGCAAATACGTCTATAGCGCGCTGGGCTCGCTGCTCGAGGCGCCGGCCGATGTCGCATTGGAATTCGTCCAGGCGCTGGCGGAGATCGGGCTTGTGACACTCGAGGACGATGGCGAGTTCGTCATCGTGGCGACGACCAGCATTCGCTGGCCAGCAGCCGAAGCCGCCCAGACCGGGCCGCAGTTGTTCACCGACCCGGAGCAGTGGGCGGCATGGATGCATGCCGAAGTGGGGGTGCCATTGGCCTATGCGAAGGGCGAAGCCTACGCGGCCAAGTACCGCCGCTGGATCGCGTCGAACGTGACGACCGACGAGATGGAAAGGGCGATCACGCGGGCGGTCGAGCATGGCGTCGGGCCGACACCTGCCGAGCTACACAATCAACTCAAGGCCGTGCGCACGGCACGCATTCAAGAGGCGGAACGATGATTTTGATCGGGCTGGCGGGGTCGACCATGGCCCGCCGCGACAACATGGGGCTGGCGATTGCAACGGCCGGCTTGGAAATGGCCGGGGGGCCACGACGACTGGCGCGCTTGGCTATCTGCTCGCCGGAACCGGGAAAGATGCGCGACGAGATCATGCGTGCCGAGCGGACGCGGGATCGAATCGACGATATGCGCGGCTCTTCATTTTCCGGGGCGGTGATGGTGCATGTGATGTGCGAGGCGGAGGCGAAGGTGATTCGCGCTCGTGGCGGCGAGATCTGGCACGTCGAGGGTATGCCGAGCGATAGCGTGGTCATTCACTGGGGCGATCGGCTGGTGACGGATACCGAGGGCGGCAGCCGGCACTATTTGGATGCCGTCGAGGCGCTGTCTGAAATGGCTATGGCGGCGAAGACCAAGCGCGAGGCGCGGGCGTCCTGATGTCGATTAGCTACGCCAAGGGTGCAGCGCTGGTCTGTCGCCAGGCCGTATTCCGTGACTTTGTCACGACAAAGGGCTATCGCGCCGAGACGGATGCCGAGGCGGCCTGCGCGATGCGCGAGTACTGCGGCGTCAAGAGTCGTGCCGAGTTCGATAGCGACCCCAGTGCGCGCGACCGCTATCTGGCGATGCTCAACGAAATGAACGCCTGGCTGGCGGGGAATTATCGTGGTTAGGCATCACATGAAGCGGCCGCCGACGCTCGAGCAGGCGCTGGGCAAAGGCGGCAGCAAGTTCGGCAACAAGCGCACGACGGTCGCGGGTATCACGTTCGACTCTAAGAAGGAGGCAACTTACTACCTGCAGCTGAAAGCCCGGCATCGCGCCGGCGAGGTGACGATGTTCCTGCGCCAGGTGCCGATCGAGCTGCCGGGCGGGGTGAAGTACGTGGTCGATTTCGTCGAGTTCCTGGCCGATGGGTCGGTGGCGTGGGTGGACGTGAAGGGCCACCGCACCGACACCTACAAGCTGAAAAAGCGCCAGGTCGAATCGCTCTACCCGTTCACGATCACCGAGGCGTGAACCATGGGGCGACGCACACGAACCCGGATCGATGACCTGCTGGATGCTTGGGCGCTATGGCTCGACCATGGCAACTACCATGCCGCGCCGCGATCGGTGTTGGCAAAGTGGATGGAAGGCAAAGGGCAGATCCTGCCTAGCGCTGGCGGTGCCGATGTGGTGTGTGCGGCGGCGTTCCCGATCGAAGAACGTGTCGAGGCGGCAGTGTTGGCCATCGCGCTCGAGGAGGCGCTGGCGGCTGACGTGCTGCGGCTGGAGTACAACGCAGCGCATGCCGGCGTGTGTGAGCGTTACGGGGCACGGCCTTATAACCCGCATCGAACGAATCAGGCCGGCAAGGCGTCGTTGCTCAAGGTCTCGGTGCGGACTTATCGGAGCCGACTGGCGTGGGCACGCAATGAAGTCGAGAGGCGAGTCGCGCGATGACTGGCAACCGGGTGTTTCGGGTAGAGGTGGCGGACCCGGAAACCGGGGAGGTCAAGTCGTTCTCGATGGTGTCATCGACGCTGGCCAGCGAAGCTGAGGCCTGGGAGCGCGTGGTCGCGCAGTTCGGCGCGGCGCGGGTGGTGAGCGTAACGCTATAACGCAGTAAAGCCATAAGGCTATAAAGCCAGCGGAACCGCGCACGGCAATGCGCCCGCTGGAGAACCGACGAGAGGTGTTCATAATGAATAGCGTCAGACAAGTGACAAGGCATCATGTCGAGCCCGGCCGGGCTGACATGGGCATCCAGATTACAGCGCAAGGTCCGTATGGCCAGGGTGGCGACCAAAGCCAGTATGTTGTCACCGCCGGCGCCGAGGCGTTGTGTCATATTCAGTTCCAGCAGGGCAATCCTGCCGACTATGGTGTCAACGGCGTGAGCCTGGAGGCGCTGCTGGCGATCTGCCTGGATCGTCTCGACCATCTGCAGCATGGCCCCTATGCCAATCCCTACAACGAACACGCCCGGCTAGACGTCGAGCGCGCCATCGAGTCGCTGAACGACCGCGTACGTGAGCGGGATTGGAAGCGCTGCGAACCTTCCTAAGCGTAAAGTCATAAAGCTGTAAAGCTAACGCATCGGCACGCGGCCGCACTGTCGCGGCTGCGCGGGCCGTTGCTGCCCGGAGATAGGCCGATGCCACATCAAACCCCAGCGACACTCGTCGTAAATCTCTCCGATGCCGTCATTCGGCGGCATATGTCCGACCCAGCTATCCGTCAGCTGCGCGACCCGCGCTACCCACTGCGCGTGCGGTTCAACCAGGCCCGCACGCGGGCGTCCTGGTTCGTGGTTCGTTTTGCCGGCGGTGCCGATCATTGGCGGAAAATCGGCGCCTGGCCGGACCTGGCTAGCCGGGCGGTGATTGCGCAGCTGCCGGATATTCAGGCGCGGCTGGCGGTCGATCCGACGTCGCCGGTGGGTGCGACGAACTGGCAGACGGTGGGCGATCTGCTGGTGTGGTTCCGGAATCGCTCCGAGAAGAACCGGCAGCTCTCAGCTAGTCGCAAGTCGCAATTCCGCGTCGCGATCAATCGGCATCTTTTGCCGGGCCTGGGAGTGTTCGTCCTGGATGACCTGGCGCCTTCTGATCTCGACGATCATCTGGTGTGGCCGATGCAGGCCCGCTATGCCGTGTCGACGATTCGTCAGGTGCTTTCGGTGCTGAAAGTGGCGTTCAAGCAGGCGTCGAAGGTGGGGCAGATCGCGAGCAATCCGGTATCGGACGTGAGGCTGTCGGACTTCCTGGATGCTCGAGCGAAGCCGAAGCCGGGTCGACTGCGCGCTGATCATCTGCCGGAGATCCTGCCGGCTATCGGTGCTGGGCGTGTCGAGGTGTGCGTTCTGCTGTTGTTGGTGCTGCTGTTCGGGACGCGTATCTCGGAAACGCGTCTGGCGAAGTGGCGGCATGTGGATCTGTCTACCGATCGCCGCTGGACGATTCCCGCCGAGCATGTGAAGTCGAGGCGGGAGCATCGACTGCCATTGACCGACGTCGCGTTGACGCTGTTGAAGCGATACCGGGAGTGGCAGCTATCGCGGGGTTATCGTGGTGTCTATCTGTTCCCGGGCTCGCAAGGCAAGCCGATCGGCAAGTCGGCGGCGCATGAGTGGGTGAACGATATCGCTGCGGGGGAGTGGACGTCCCACGATCTGCGGAAATTGGCGCGGACGGCGTGGGCGGATCTGGGCGTCGACTACCTGGTTTCCGAGCTGCTATTGAATCACGCGCTATCGGATCTCGATCGAACCTATATCCATACGTACGTGGAGCGCCAAGCGGAAGATGCTCTGAGTCGCTATCACCAGTGGCTTTTCGAACGCGGAATTTCCACCATTCTGACCGAGACAATCCCGAGACAGACCGCCGGAGCTGACAGCCATGCAGCCCAATGGTGGCGCGGTGCCGTCTAGGATCGACCGGATTTAACCGTTAGGAGTGTCCGTTATTGAGCATCGAAGGCGAAAACGACGATTATCCTTTGTCACGATATGGTGAGAGGTGTTGCATATCGTTGCAGTTAGCTATATCGTTCACGTCATGGTGTGTTGCTGTGCATGCAGCGCATCAGTTCCCTTGAATGATCCCTTTTCGCCCAGCCCTCACCGGCTGGGTTTTTTTGTGCCTGAGAATTGGAGCATCGAATGAGAGTCGATTCTGGCCGCGTGATCGCGTACGGCGGCGGCAGTGGCGTTACGGCGTTGTCGTCTAGCGCCAAGGCTTCCGGTGCCGGCGTCATGCCATCACCAGGCGACGCCATGACGCTGCTCAACATGCCGCTGTTTCAGTTCGGCGGCGTGCAGGTCGTAACAGCCGATATCGTCAGCATCGCGGGCGTGGTGCTTGTCATCGCTCGCCTGTCCTTCGATGTCGTCAAGTATCTAGACGAGCGGCGACGAAGCCGCCGAGGGGGTGGCGGTGCGGCTGACTAAGAAGCTTGGCGGCACGATCGCCGGTAGCGCGTTGGCGATTCTGCTGGTGGTCGTGCCGTGGTTCGAAGGCACCGAGATGCAGAGCTACCAGGATGCGGTGGGTGTCTGGACGATCTGCACGGGGCACACGGGCGACGTAACGGCGGGCATGACCGCGACGCCGGCCCAGTGCGAAGCGTTCCTGAAGTCGGATCTAGGCAAGGCACTGAACGCAGTAGATGACCAGGTTGAAGTGGAGATTCCCGAGACGACTCGGGCTGCGCTTGGGTCGTTCGTTTTCAACGTGGGTGGCGGCGCTTTCGCTAGGTCGACGCTGCTCAAGAAGCTCAACGCCGGCGACATCGTCGGGGCCTGCAATCAGCTGCCGCGATGGGTCTATGCCGATGGTAAGCGCTTGCGGGGTCTGGTGACGCGTCGGGCCGAAGAGCGGACGCTTTGTCTTATGGGGGTTGAGTGATGGGCTCGATCTTGACGGGCCGCGTCCTGCCTTGGGGTCTAGTGGGCGTCATGGCTCTGGTTGGGTGGCTTGCCTATGACGGTCAATCGAGCCGCGCCGATCTTGCCGAGGTTCGGCAGACGGCGGCGGAGGAAGCGGCGGAAGTGGCAATGACGACAGCAGATTGGCAACGCACAAAGTTCGAGTCGGCCATCCGGGCGCTTGATGATCGGCAGGATGCGCTCGACGCGGCCGCCGTCTGGATCGATGAGCGCCGCGCGGATCTCGACACGCTGGAGAAAACCGATGGCGATGATGCGAAATGGCTGGATCAGCCTTTGCCTGCTGGCATTGCTGAGTGGGTGCGGAGCCTCCCCCGTGAAGACGCCGATGCTGCAGCTGTCGTGCCCGATCCTTCCGTCCTACCTGACCGACCCGCTGCCGGCTCCCAGCCTGAAGGCAGCTAAGGGACGTGGCGTGCTAGACCTGCTCGCTGACTATGAGTCGTTGAGACGTCGAGCGAACGCCGATCGGGCGACCGTGGCGACCCAGCTTTCGCCGGTCGCTGGAGAGGCCGATTGATGCACTGATTCGGTGCATTTTTTGGTTTGGGTCCTCCCCCACCCCCTACCCGTAGTACGGGGGCAGAGCATCTCGGAATTTGGCTACATACGAAAATTTCCTGAGCCGAGGTTGTTGTTATGTCGAAGGGGAATAAGCCGACCCAGCTTCACCCCGGCTGGCTGAACAAAACCGACATGGCCAAGAGCCTGCGGATTTCTACGCAAGCCTTCGATAAATGGGGCGTCGAGCCGGTGGCCAAGGTCGGGCGGTCGGTCTATTTCGACTGCGCCGCCGTGGTCGAAAGGCGGCTGGCGCATCAGGCCGAAAAGCACCAACCAAGGCCAACCGATGGCGACGAGGAAATCGACCCGTTCATCGAATACAAGTTGGCGGTTGAGCGTCGACGGCTGACTGCCGCTCAGGCAGAGGGGCAAGAGCAGAAAAACGCCATTGCTGCGCGTCAGTCCGTGCCGGCCGAATTCGCCATCTTTGCGCTGTCCCGAACGGGCGCCGAGATCGCGACGATACTCGACACGCTGGCATCGACGATGAAGCGGAAGCACCCCGACCTGGAGGTGCGCCACTTGGAAACGCTCGCGCGGGAACTGAGCAAGGCGCGGAACCTGGCGGCGGGGCTCGACCAACGCCTGCCGGAATTCCTGGATGAGTACATCGACGCCAACACCTGAACAGGTCGACGAGTTCGCCAAAAGCGTGCGCGCCGGCCTGGCTGCGCTCTACAAACCGCCGCCCGTGACAGGCGTCGAGTGGGCTGACGAGAATTTCTACCTGTCGTCGGAATCGAGCTACCACGAGGGCCGCTGGCAGACGCTGCCGTTTCAGCGCGCGATTCTCAACGCGATGACGAACGACCAGATCGAAGTGGTCAACGTCGCCAAGTCGGCCCGCCTCGGTTACACCAAGATGCTGCTGGCGGCGCTGGGGTACTTCGCTGAGCACAAGAAGCGCAACTGTCTGACGTTCTCGCCAACGGACGACGACCGCGACCGCTTCATGAAAACCCACGTCGAGACGATGATTCGCGACGTGGGCGCGGTGCGTGCGCTGGCGCCGTGGTACGGCAAGAAACATCGTGATAACACGATCTCGGCCAAGGTATTCGCCAATGGCAAGCAGCTGATCTGTCACGGTGGTAAGGCGGCTCGGAATTATCGCGAGATCTCGGCGGACGTCGTTATCTACGACGAGCTGGCCGGTTTCGACCGTGACATCGAGAAAGAGGGGACGCCGACCAGTCTGGGCGACAAGCGCCTGGAGGGTGCCACCTACCGCAAGTCTATTCGTGGCTCGACGCTCAAGATCGCCGGCCAGTGCATGATGGAACAAGCCGCCGCCGAAGCACCGGTGCGGCTGCGATTCCACGTCCCGTGCCCGCACTGTGGCGAAGAGCAGGTATTGAAGTGGGGCGACAAAGAGTCGGGCTACGGCATCAAGTGGGACCAGGGTAAGCCGGATACCGCGCACTACCAGTGCGAGCACAACGCGTGCGTGATCCGTCAGCACGAACTGCACGACGAGTCGCGCGAATTCCATATCGGCCAGGGCCGCTATGTCTGCGATGAAACGGGCACCTGGACCCGCGATGGTATCGAGTGGTTCAACGTCGACGACGAGCCTATCGCCACGCCTCGCGCGGTGTCGTTCTACATCTGGACCGCTTACAGCCCGCTGACCACTTGGACTCAAATCGTCTACGACTTTCTGAACGCCAAGGGCGACCCGATCAAGCTCAAGACGTTCGTGAACACGACGCTAGGCGAGACGTGGGACGACACTGCCGGGCAGAAGCTCGACTGGGAAATCCTCCATAGCCGTCGCGAGGTATTCCCCGAAGTACCCGATCGGGCGGTGGGGTTGTTCGGTGGCATCGATACGCAGGACGACCGTTACGAAGGGCGCGTCTATGCCTACGGCGCGCAGGAAGAATCGTGGCTGATCGACCGCTGGATCATCTACGGCGACCCCGCTGGCGCCGAGCTGCTGCGCAAGGTCGGCGAGCGGATGCACAAAATCTACTCCCGGGCGGACGGCTCCCGCATGACAGTCGTTCGGTGGTGTTGGGATTCCGGTGGCCACTACACCGACGAGGTCTACAAGGCGTCGAAGCGCCACGGCATTCAGTGGGTCATCCCGACCAGGGGGGCGAACGTCTACGGCAAACCGATCCAGAACTTCCCGCGCAAGCGCAACAGCAAGGGCGTTTTCCTGACCGAGATTGGAACCGATAACGCCAAGGAATTGATCTTCAATCGCCTACAGATCCAGCCCAATGCCGGTGAGCCGGTCCCTGGCTGCATTCACCTGCCGGCGAACGACGCCATCTGTGACAGCGACGAGGTTAAGCAGATCACCGCCGAGATCAAAGTGCGGAAGATCGTCCAGGGCCGTGCCGTCTATCGCTGGGATTCAGGCGGGCGGCGTAACGAAGGTCTCGACTGTGCGGTGCTGGCGCTGGCCGCGTTGCGGATCTCGCAGGAGCGTTTTGGATTCGATCTCGATGGCCCGGTTGCCGTTGCACCGGATGACGACGATACACCACCGACACCACCCGCTGCACCACCGCCTGGTGGGGATGGTGGTGGCTGGCTACAGACTCCAGGAGGGGCGTGGGTATGACCCCAGTCCAGCAAGCTCAAGACATGGTCGGCTTCTACATCGAAGCCGAAATGGCGGTGCTGCAAGGCCAGTCGTTCTCGAAGAACGGCCGCACGCTGACCATGGCCAATCTCGCCGAGATCCGAAAGGGGCGGGAATATTGGGAACGCCGCGTCCAGCAGCTCAGAGGGCGCGGTGGCGGCATCTGTAGCTTCGCGAGGTTCGTCGATGAGTAACCGATTCGAACGTGCGATTGCTGCCCTAGCGCCTCAGTGGGGCGCGCGTCGCGCGGCAGCACGGCAGATGTTCAACGCCTACGAAGCCGCCGATAGAACCCGTACGAACAAGGCCAAGGGTTCGGTGCTGAGTGGCGACATGACCGCACAGATCGGAGGCCGTTCGCTGCGCGAGCAGGCCCGCTGGCTGGATGAAAATCACGACCTGGTCACGGGCATCTTTGACCGTCTCGAGGAGCGCATCGTCGGGGCTGACGGCATGGGCGTCGAGCCGATTCCGCTAACGCTGGACGGCAAGCGGCATCGAGAACTGGCCAAGCAGCTCAAGGCCGAGTGGGCGGCGTGGTCGCTCAGGCCCGAAACCACCGGCGAGATGACGCGGCCGGAAATGGAGCGACTGGTCGTGCGCAGCTGGTTGCGCGACGGCGAAGTGCTGGCGCAGGAGCTGCGCGGCCGCGTGCCGTTCTACGACCATCTGACCGATGTGCCCTACGCGCTGGAATGCCTCGAAGCGGATTTCATGCCGATCCACTTCGATGATCCAGGTCAGGGGATCTTCGCAGGCATCGAGCGTAATGCCTGGCGCCGCGTCCGGGCGTATCACGTCTACAAGCAGCACCCCGGCGACATGAAGGCGTTTTCGCTGGCCACCAAGCGGGTGCCGGCAGAGAACATGATTCACCTGGCGCACCGCAAGCGCCTGCAGCAGTCGCGGGGGATTTCGGTCCTTCATGCGGTGATCCAGCGGCTGGCGGATCTCAAGGACTACGAAGAGAGCGAGCGCGTTGCGGCCCGCATCGCGGCAGCGATGACGATGTACATCAAGAAGGGCGAGCCCCTGATGTACGGGCAGGATTCTGACAGCCAAAAGTTTCAGCAGGGTTCGCAGCTGCCCAGTGGCGCTCGCTCGATCCCGATCGCACCGGGCATGGTTTTCGATGGGCTGATGCCTGGTGAGGATGTCGGCACGATCCAGTCGAACCGACCCAGCGCGCTGTTGGATGGGTTCCGGGGCGCGATGGTTCGTGCAGTCGCCGCCGGTACGCGCATGGGCTACTCCACGGCGAACCGCGACTACAACGGCACGTACAGCGCCCAGCGTCAGGAACTGGTCGAGGCTCAGCTGGGTTACGACCTGCTGCAAGGCCAGTTCCGGGATCAATGGTCGCGCCGGGTCTATCGCAGCTTTGTCGATATGGCGGTGGCCAGTGGGCGAGTCAGACTGCCGCCAGATCTCGACCGCAGCACGCTCTACAACGCGTTTTATCTCGGTCCGGTCATGCCGTGGATCGATCCCGGCCGCGAAGCGGATGCGTGGGAGCAGCTGGTTTCGGCGGGCTTTGCCGACGAGAGCGAAGTCGCGCGGGCTCGAGGGCGCAACCCGCAGGAGCTAAAACAGAGCCGCGAAGACGAGATCGCGGAGAACCGCGAAAAGGGGCTGGTGTTCAGCTCCGACGCCTATCACGAGAACTACGGAGGCAAGAACGGTGCAGACCAGTACGGCAAAACCAAGCCTGACACTGCCCGCGATCGTAACCGACAGCTTCGCCAGACCGATGGCGATGACGGCAACGACAACGGCAATTGACCAGGTCGGAAATCAGACGTGGTACATGATCCGCGCCGTCGCCCAAGGCGTCGCCGAGATCGCCATCTATGACGAGATTGGCGCCTGGGGCGTGACCGCCAAACAGTTCTCGCAGGATCTCAAAGCCATGGGTGACGTGCAGACCATCAACCTGCACATTCATAGCCCCGGCGGTGACGTGTTCGAAGGCATGGCGATCTATAACCTGCTCGCCAACCACCCCGCGACGATCAACGTCTATATCGACGGGCTGGCGGCGTCGATGGCCTCGGTCATCGCGATGGTGGGGAACACCGTCTACATCCCCGAAAACGCCATGATCATGATCCACAAGCCGTGGGGCATTCAGGGTGGTAATTCCGACGACATGCGCCGTTATGCGGAGCTGCTCGACAAGGTCGAGTCCACGCTGCTGACGGCGTACACGAAGAAGACCGGCAAGACCGAGGACGAGATCCGCAGCTGGCTCGCGGCCGAGACTTGGTTATCCGGTCCCGAAGCGGTGGAGCACGGCTTCGCCGATCAACTGGTGGAGCCGCTGGCCATGGCGGCATCGCTCAAATCGAAACGACTGCAGGAGTTCGAGCACATGCCCGATGCATTGAAAAATCTCATGGGGCCGCGTGCCCAAGGTAGTCAGCCCAATGGCGGACAACCCCACGCCGGGCAGCCGCAGGGCGGCCAACCTCAAGGCGGTGAACCGCAGGCTAGCGCGCCTACTGGCGGCCAAGGCGATGGCGCACAGCCTCAAGGTAGCGCCCCGGTCGGTGTCCAGTCGCAGGGTGGCGGTCAGTCTGCGCCGACCATGCAGCAGTTCCAGGAACAGGAGCGCGCCCGCCGCGATGCAGTTCGCGCCGTGTTCCAGGCGTTCCCGCAGCACAACGCGCTGCGCGACACACTGCTGGATGACATGAACGTCAACGCCGAGGCCGCACAAGAGCAGTTGCTGGCAAAGCTCGGTGCTAATACCGAGCCGACCGCGCCGAAACGTACCGATCACGGCGTGCATGCCGGCAACGGCAACATCGTCGGCGACGGTATCCGCAATGCCATCTCGGCCCGTGTCCAGTTGGACGAGCTGGAGAAGGACAACGCCTATGCTGGTATGACGCTGATGGAGATGGCGCGCGCCTCTCTGACCGAGCGTGGCGTGGGGATTGCCAGCCTGGGCGGTGACCGCATGTCGATTGCGGGCGCGGCGTTCACGCACACCTCGAGCGACTTCGGCCACCTGCTGGCGGACGTGGCACGTCGTCAGATGCTCAAGGGCTACGACGAGGCCGAAGAGACGTTCCAGAAGTGGACCGCTCAGGGCAGTCTGCCTGACTTCCGTCCGATGCAGCGAGTCGACCTGACCACCTTCCCGTCGCTGCGCAAGGTTCGCGAGGGGGCGGAGTACAAATACGCGAGCATTGGTGATCGCGGCGAACAGATCGTGTTGGCCACCTACGGTGAACTGCTGAGCATCACTCGTCAGGCGATCATCAATGATGACCTGGCGGCGCTGCAGCGTATCCCGCGCATGATGGGCCGCGCCGCAATCCGTACCGTCGGCGACCTGGTCTATGCGCTGCTGGGCTCCAACCCGACGATGGGCGACAACAAGAAGCTGTTCAGTGCCGATCGCGGCAACCAGCTGCCGGCTGGCGCGCTCTCCATTGCTCGGATCGATCAGGCCAAGACGATGATGGGGCTGCAAAAGGAAGGCAACGCCACACTGAATATCCGGCCTAAGTATCACCTGACGCCGATCTCGATGGAGTCCACGACCAAAGCGCTCTATGCCGCCGAGTTCGATCCGGCAATGGCCGAAGCTCGTGTCCCCAACCCGGTGCGCGGTATGACCGAAGTAATTGCGGATGCGCGTCTCGACGATCAGAGCAAAACGACCAGCTACATGGCCGCCGATCCGAACCAGTTCGACACCATCGAAGTGGCCTATCTGGACGGCAACAGTTCGCCGTATCTGGAGCAGCAGCAGGGCTTCACGGTCGATGGCGCTGTGTTCAAGGTTCGCATGGATGCCGGTGTCGCCCCGCTCAGCTATCGCACGCTGGTGAAGCTGCCGGGCAACTGATTGGCAGCGTAATCCCTCGCGCCCACCGATGACCGCCGCCGGCGGTTTTTTTGTGGGCGCGATTCTTTAAGCGTGACTTTGTCACGCCTAAGACTTCCCTAACAGGAGAGCCAACCATGGCTAAGAATTTCAACGGTAGCGGCAAGACGCTAACCATGATCGCACCGGCGGGCGGCGTGACGTCCGGCATCCCCGTAGTGCTTGGCGCGCTGGTGTTGGTGCCGCTCGATAGCGCCGCCGAGGGCGAAGAGTTCGTCGGGCATACCTACGGCGAGTGGAAAGACGTTCCCTGCGCATCCGGCCTCGTTGCTGGTGCCAGCGTCTCGATGCTCGATGACGAGATGGTTGCAGCCGGCGCCGCCGATAGTGCTGGCCCGATCGGTGCGCTCACCACCGACGCAGCCGACGGCGTCGCGACGGTGTTCATCGTCCAAGGTCTGGTCAGCGTCGCCAGCGGCGCGTAATGAGTCGCTTTGCCAGGGCGATGACGCGGGCTAACCGCGTCCTCGCCGAGACTCTATCCGACGGTCTGGCCACGTACCGCCACGCCAACGGCGAAACGGTCGAGGGCGTGCCGTACGAGCTGGATCTGTCATTCGAGGTGTATCGCGAGGGCGACCAGCTACCCAGCTACGTGAAGGCGATCGAAGTGCCAGTGTCACTGGTGCCGAAGCACCAGCGCGGCGACGAGATCGTGATCGACGGCAAGACCTGGGAGGTGTTGTCCACGCTCACCGACGATGGCGATTTTCGCCAACTGGAGATCGGATGATCGAGTACAAGCACGACATCAACCGGCTGCAGAAGCTGAGAAACCGGTTCGACGAGAAGATCGTCGAGAAGGCGCTGCGGCAGTCGACGGCGACGGCGACGAGCCGCGTGCGGACCTACATCTCGCGCGAGGTTCGCGGCGTCTATCCGCTGCGTGCCAAGGATCTCAACGGCAAGGTCCAGATTCGGAAGTATCGACAGATGGCAACGCGGGCGCTGGTGTACATCGGTGGGCGCCTGCCGCTGTCTACGTTCAAGCCGACCACTCGCAAGGCCAAGGTCGTCGCGACCAGTCGTCGCGGTAAGCAGTTCAAGACGACGCGCCAGCGCGTGTCTGTTCGGGTCCGGAAGGACAAGGGCCGACAGGTCGTGCGAGGTGGCTGGTACGCCAAGGGCGAGGTGATGCGGCGCGCCAAGGATGGGTCGGCGCGAACGCAGTATGGCCCGTCGATTCCCGGCATGGTGGCGCACGAATCGGTCATCACTGGGGCCACGAATGTTGCACGTGAAGTGCTGCCGCGTGAGTTCTCGCGGCGCATGGAAGTGCTGCTCGAGGAGGAAGGCAAAGGATGAGCGAGATTGCCAGTGGCGACGACCTCACGCTGGATGTGATCGACCGCCTGCACGCGGAGTGCCCCTTGCTGCAGAGCGTCAACGAAGCCTGGTTCGCCGAGCCGATCGACGACCTAAGCGAAGAGCTGCCGGCGGCGTTCGTCTATCTGGACAGCGATACCGCCGAGGGTGGCGCGGAGACGCTACGCCCGGTGCAGGCGGCGACGCAGATGTATGGCGTGTGGCTGGTCGCGCCCCGGGACCAGTTCCGGGAGCTTCGCAAGCAGGTGCGAGCCGCGCTGTTCGCCCACGATTTCAGCCCCTACCACGACCCGATGGAATATCGCAGCGGCCAGCAGGCGGACGTGAAGGGCCGCTATGTCTGGTGGCTCGAGATGTGGTCGACCGATACCCACATTCGCTAACGCGAGGTAACCCCATGCCCGCAAGATCCGGCGGCAGCTACGTGCTGCGGCGCGGCAAGACCGTGCTGAAAGAATTCAGCGGGGGAAAGAAATCCGCCCAGCTGCAGGCGGAACCCCAGGACGCGCCGGTAACGGCCGTCGAACCCGAACCCACTCAGGAGCCCGACGCCGATGAAGACGCGTAAAAAACTGCTGCTCGTTGCCCCGGAGGTCACCTACGGTGCCGGCGCGGATATTGCCGACGCGGTGCTGATCATCGCCTCGGAGCTGGATTCCAGTCCCTACGAGGGCGATACCGTCACGCGTGATCGACTTCGCCAGACGTTCGGCGCCGTCGCCCAGGCCAACGCCGCACCCTACACCACCGTGACCGCCACGGTGCCGGCCGCTGGGTCCGGTACGCCCGGTGTCGCGCCTAACTATGGGCTGCTGCTGCGTGCCTGTTCGATGTCGGAAATCATCGAAGAGGGCGTTTCCGTCACCTACCAGCCGGTGACGGATGACGCCGAGTCGGTATGTGTCTGGTTCGTGGAAGATGGCCAACTGCAGAAAGTGCCGGGCGTACGCGGCACGGTGGAATGGTCATTCACCGCCAAGCAGTACCCGACGATGTCGTTTACGTTCACCGGCTTCTACTCGCGACCCGAGGCGCTGACGGAGGCGATCAACAAAACGCCCGAGAACATCGCCGAAGAGTTCGTGGTGAACAAGCAGAACACGCCGGGCCGCAGCGTCCATGGTTACGAGGGCTGCCTGCAGTCGCTGAGTCTCAATATCGGCAACACCGTCAACTACCGCGCCCTAGTGGGCTGCGAGAGCGTGCAGGTGACCGATCGCGAGAGCACCGGCAGCGTCGAGATCGAAGCGCCGAACATCGCCACGAAGAACTACTTCGAGGCGATCGAAAGCCACCAGGCGATCACGCTCGAGCCGGTCTCGCTGACCCACGGCACCGTCGCCGGCAATACGATCACGGTCGCCGCGCCCAAGGTGCAGTTGGCCACGCTGAGCCGCAGTGACAGCGATGGCATCGTTCACTACTCGATGGATATGCGTCTGAACCCCGATCAGGGCGATGACGAGTTCACCATCAAATACACCTGAGCTGCGGGAGAGCGAGCATGTTCGTCAAGAAAGAGATCAGCACCATTACGGTCGACGTGACCATCGTCGACCCCGAAACCGGCGAGCCGAACAGCTGTCAGGCTCGCTGGAAGTTGCACCCGGTCGATGCTAGCGAGACGAAGATCGCCGAAATCAACGCCGGCAACATCAGTGACGAGCAGCTGGTCGAGGCCGACCTGATCGAGCTGCTGGGCATCACCGACGAAAAGGGCAAGTCGGTTTCCGACGATGCCGAGCTGCGCGAGTGGTTCCTGAAATGGCCGCACACGCGCGGGCCGTTGATCCGCAGCTGGTTCAACGCCCAGTCGGGGCGCGCGGCGGCCGCACAAAAAAACTAAGAGACCTGGGCCGGCATTGGGCCGGCGCCGGCTCAGGTGGCAAGAACGAGCTGGCCAGCGACGCCGAGATCCTCGGTGTTTCGTTGCCTGAGACATATTTTGAGCCGGAGACCTGCGACTGCTGGCCCGAACACTGGGACGCGCTGCAGGTGTTCCTCGCCTGCGGCACCCAGTGGCGGACCATCGCCGGCGCCAAATCGATCATCTATCAGGCGCTGGACTACACGGCGGTCTATGGCCACCCACGGTATGCTCGGCTCGACTACGACGAGCAGGAGCGGCGTCTAGCCCAGGTGCAGGAGATCGAGCGCGGGGCGTTGGAGGTGATCAACGACTGATTATTGCCAATTAATCTGGATCGTGGCCTATTGTTACCTTAACGACACAAAGCGTCACGGGCAGGGGGGGCTGATGGATTGGGATTATTTCCGAGCCGACGATGGCGGGTTCAAGCTGAAACGCTTGCCACCGCTAAAAGCACCGATCAAGGTCAAAGATGAAACTGATCTCTCGGACTGGCGTGGCGACTTTCGAGGCCTGAGCTTCGATAGAGGACTGCGAGAGTACCGGGATCTGTTCGGTGCCTTCATGTACGAGATCGATTATGAAGATGTTGCGGACGCCTTTAATCGTCTGTCGGCCAAGGATCTCGGCGAGCTGGGTGTCTTCGCCAAGCATTACGGCGTTGTTTGTGACTTCTATCTAGATGCCAGCAGTGGAGAAGATGAGTTTATAACTGATCTTGGCCGTCTCACCGAAGAGAAGCTGTTGAAATCTGGCTTTGCCAGAAAGTGCTACCCCGAAAACGTGGAAGAGTGGGGCGATGCGCTGATGCAGTACAAGATGCCCGAGCTGAAGCAGATTGCCGCGTCAGCGGGTATCGAGACCAAGGGGGTGCTGAAGGGTGCTCTGTGTCAGACGTTGGCGAGTGCCGGACATGCTGGCAACAGCCATGTTCCCAAACCCGCTTATCCGGGGGTTAGGGCTGAAAAGCTGGTGATAGCCGCGCTGGACAACTGGCATCGAGAGTTCGTCGAGAGCTTGAGCCAAGCGCTTGACGAATATCCGCCGGAATACAAAGCGAGAGTTATGGAAGACGTCTGCTCTGATATGGACGACGAGGTGGTGCCGAGTTCGATAACCGGGCGCTATATCAGTTGAGACGGCCGTTATCTTTTCGCCGCACTCTCTGCCTTGATCTCGGCGACGCGGGCTTTGACTCTGGCTCGTTTCTCCTCGGTTGTTTCCATGTTGCGCTCGAAGTTGTTGGGCGACTCTGGTTTCTTGGGCTGCATGGCTCGGCTCTCTCTCTGCGCTTTATTGATCCTCGCCAGCGCAGCGTCGGTATCGTACGACGGTCGCGCGGCGTGATCTCGATCCCGCTTGTTGAAAAACAGCGCGAGCAAAGCTACTGCGACAACGGCAGTTGAACCAATGAAAACGGTCAGCCAGCCATAAGTGTCGACGATGTAGATGAACACGCCGATGAAGGCGGCGATGGCGATGAACTTCATCACGCTGGGCAGTAGACCGGCCATGATAAGAAGTACCAGCAGTATCGCGAAAAGTAGAAAGACCACCATTTCACATCTCCCAATTTGCGTACGAAAAGCCGCCTTTGAGCGGTTTTTTGTGCCTATTTGTTGAGGCTTCCATGGCCAAGAAATTCGAGACCGCGATCGTCATATCCGGCGATGGCCAGGGTGGCGTGCGCGCGATCAAGGCCAACCGCGAAGAGCTGGACAAATACTCGAAGAGCGTAGAAACCAGCGGTACCCGTACACGCTCGTTCGCCCGCGATGTCGACTCCAGCTCGCGAGAGCTGGACATTCTCAAGGGCTCCGCGAAAACCGCCGGCGCTGCGATTATCGGTGCGTTCGCTGTAGGAAACCTGCGCGGCCAGGCGAAGATGATCGCCGATACCCAATCGTTAGCGCAAACGTTGGAAGTCAGTACCGGCACGTTGCAGGCGTGGCAGTATGCCGGCCAACAGGCTGGACTCGAGGCGGATAAAGTCGGCGATATCTTCAAGGATGTCTCCGACAAGATCGGCGACTTTGCCGCTACCGGTGGTGGTGAAGCAGCCGACCTTTTCAATAATCTGAACCTCAACGTCAAAGAGCTGCAGCGGCTCTCACCGGATCAGCAGATACTCAAGATTGCCGAGGCGGTCAACCAGTTGGAAGATCCCAGCCAGCGGACATTTTATTTCGAGTCGCTGGCTGACGAGATGTCGCGCCTTGGACCGTTACTTGCTAACGGCGCTGCCGGGCTGCGTCAGCAGATGCAGGCGGCGCGGGAGCTGGGCGTGGCGATGGACGACGTCGACGTCCAGAACGCTGTCGCCGCTAATCGCGCCATGATCCAACTGGGCGGCTCCATCGAGGGTGTGACAAATCAGCTAATTTCGGATCTTGGCCCGGGGCTTGCCGATGCGGCTAGCAACATGGCTGCGTTTGTTCGTGACGCTGGCGGGGCGGATGAAATCCTTGATGACATCGCCCACGCTGCGACGTTGCTGGCGGCTCTCTATGCCGGCAAGTTCGCCAAGGGTATTGGCGAGGCAACGGTTAAAACGTTGGCCAACATCAAGGCCAACGTTGCCCAGGCACAGGCAACCGCGAACGCCAATGCGGCGGAAGCGGGCCGCGTTGCTGCGCTTGCTCGATCTGCAGCCGCTGAAAAGACAGCTGAAGCCAATAGCGCCGCACTGGCTTCTCGTCGGGCGGCGTCGGCGCGGCAGGATGCCGCCTCTGAGGTTGAGCGCGTCAGAGCTTTGCAGGCCTCGCTTGCCGCAGAGAGAGCACTCGAGGCACAGCGTCTACAGTCGCAGATCAGCGCCAAAGGCCGACAGCAGTCACTCGCGCGCTTGGCGGAGCTTCGCCGTACCGAAGCGGCGATGGTCAATCAACTGACGGCCGCCAATACACGCCTGACCGAGGCCGAGCTGGCAGAGGCCTCCGCTGCCCGTGCAGCAACGGCGGCCAAGATCGCGCAGGGTCGAGCCAATACAGCGGCGACCACGGCAGTGACTCAGTACACCGCCGCGACCCGTGTTGCGACTGTGGCCAGCGGAGCAATGGCAACGGCTGGTCGTGCGGCGTCTGCGGCCCTCGGATTGCTCGGCGGTCCGGTCGGTGTGGCGTTCCTCGCCGCCGGAGCGCTCTATACCTTCCGCGAAGAGTTGGGATTCGTCGAAAGCAAATCGTCGGATGCCAAAAAAGAGATCAACCTGCTGACGGGTAATATCCGGGAGCTGACTCAGGCGCAACTCGAAAACGCCAAGGTTCCGATTCTCTCCAATCTGACCGAGGCGAAGTCTCAGGCAGCGGCGCTCTCCAAGGAGGTCGACCGACTCAAGGCTAAAACGCAGTCCGAGAACATCCAGTTCGCCGGCCGCCCCGGCGCGGGACGGGCGCAATTGAGCAAGGCTGAAGCCCAGTTGGCCAAGCTCAAGGATCAGATCGAGCAGGGTGAAAACGCGCTGGCGGATCTCAATAGTCAATCGACCGATTGGTCCGACGGGGTTGTGGTCGAAAACCGCAACCTCAAAGGTCTGATCACGACCTATGACAAACAGCACGCCGAGCTGGTGCAGCTACGTCAGGACCGAGAGGCCATTTCCGCTGCGATCAAGGAAGACCCCGAGCACGCCGAGCAGTATCGCCGCATGCTGGGCAATATCGACGACCAGATCAAAAAGCTGACGACGACGCAGAAGGCCAGCCGCACCGAAGCCCAAAAAGCCGCCGAGCAGCTCAAGAGCCGATACGAGTCGACGGCACAGAGCCTGGCCCAGCAGATCGATCTGATGGGCCAGACCACCAATGCGGCGCGGATCAACTACGAGACCGAGTCGGGCGCCCTTAAGGACCTCAAGCCGGAGCTGAAAGAACAGCTCAGGGACCGCGCCAAGGAGCTGGATCTACTCCAGCGGCGCCAGGATCTGCTCGACAACTACGTCAAGTCGTCGAGCCTTTCCGACCTGTTCGACGCGCGCGACCAGGCACAGCAGATCGGCGGCGCTGAGGGGCGGATTGCCACCCGCAATGTGGGGCAGGCGATTAGTGAGCAGGCGCGCCAGGGCGCCCCGCAGGTGCAAGGACTCGACGCGCAATACTCAGGGGCGTTCGGCGAGGCCAACCGCATCGAGAAAGAGCGCGCCGAGCTGCAGGCGTGGTACGCCGAACGCATCGCGATGTATGAGGATTTCAAATCTGCCGAGGCCGACAAGGCGGCAGAGTACGGCGCGGTGATCGAGGACCTCGAGCGGCAACGGGCCACGCAGCTGCAGCAGATCGACGCGCAGACGCAGCAGGCGCGGTTGGCGGGCTACTCGGATCTGTTCGGCAATATCGCGGACGTCACCAAGACCTTCGCCGGCGAGCAGAGCGGGCTCTACAAGACGATGTTTGCCGCGTCGAAAGCGTTCGCGATCGCTAATTCCATCGTGAAGATCCAGAGCGCGATCGCGGACGCCTCGGCGGCGGGGCCATTCCCGGCGAATCTGGCGGCCATGGCCACGGTCGCGGCGCAAACGGCGAGCATCGTTAGCACTATCTCGTCGACGGGGCTAACCGGTCAGGCCCACGAGGGCATCGATAACACTCGCGCGGGGACCTGGCTGCTCGAGGACAACGAGCGTGTCGTCGACAAGCGTACGAACGCCGATCTCAAGCAGTATCTGAACCGCGCCAACGCGGCCAACCAGAGCCACTACTACGGCGGTAAGGGTGGTGACGTGACGGTGAAGATGTCTGTCACTGTGCAGGCCCAGCCAGGCATGAGCGATGCGGATGCCCGGCGGCAGGGCAAGGCCATCGGCGATCAGGCAGAGGCGCAGATGCGTCAATTCATCATCAAGGAGAAGCGGCCGGGCGGGCTGCTCGCCAGTTAAGGGGAATCGATGGACACGCTACCCGATGTGCCGATGGACTGGGAGCCGCAGATCACTCCCCAGGCCAACGTCGATACGGTGCAGTATGGCGATGGCTACGAGCAGCGCCGGCCCGCTGGTATCAACTACGTGAAGCACCAGGCGAGCGTGCAGTGGTCGTCGCTCACCCGTGACGAGTTCGACCAGGTCTATCCGTTCCTGAAAGATCGTCTCAGCCTGACCCCGTTTCTATGGACCGAGCCGAGCGAGACGACACCACGCCGGTGGATCTGTGACGCGGTGGCCAAGGCAGAGATCAACGCCCGATTTTGGCGTGTATCGGCGACGTTCCGTGAGGTGATGGCATGAACGAGATCATCGCCCGCGAATCGCAGTCGGTGAGTCAGGAGCCGGTGGTGACGCTGTTCGAGATCGATGCGAGGCAGTGGGAGGCGGGCATCCTGCGCTTCACCAATCAGACCGCGCTGGACGGTGGGCCGATCCGGTTCAACGGCTACACGTACACGCCGACGCCGATCACGGCCGACGGCTTCGAGTGGAACGGCAAGGGCACGCTGCCGCAGCCCTCGCTCAGCCTGTCGACGCTCGAGGTGTCGATGGTCTCGATGCTGCTGGCCACCAATGACCTGATTGGCGCGCCGGTGAAGCGTATCCGCACGTTTGCCAACCATCTCGACGATGGTGTCGATCCGGACCCGGAGGCGACGTTCCCGATCGACGAATACCACGTCGAGCAGAAGCCCCAGGAGATCCCCGCGCGGGGAACGCTGGAGTTCACGCTGTCGATCTCGCTCGATCAGCAGGGGCGCAAGATTCCGGCGCGGCAGTGCCTGCGCGACACCTGCACGCATACCTATCGCTACTGGAACGGCTCGCGCTTCGTGTACGAGGGCGTGACCTGCCCTTATACCGGCGCGGCGATGTACGACCAGCAGGGCGCGGCTGTCGACGATGAAACCCAGGACGTGTGCGGTAAGCGCCTCTCTGACTGCCGCGCTCGCTTCGGTGCCAACAATCCACTGCCGACCCGGGCGATGCCTGGGCTGGCCCGTTACAAACAGTGAGGTGATGCCATGTCTCTCAAGAAAGCCTGTCCCTTTTGCGGTGAGGCTGTCCCCATCTTTGGTCCAGCTTTTGAGCGTCATAAGCGTGAGCGTGGACACCGAGACTGGTCGGACATTGTGAACGCCTCTCGGGTCGACACGATTGATCACGCGGCGATTGTCGACCCAGCCAGCAACGAGGTGCTGGGGTGTAGCGGCCCGATCGAGCGCGGCGAGGTTGATGCCTCCCGGATCGAGACGTTGAGAATCGATCCTCTAGTAGTAACCCACGTAACAGTAAAGTTAGGGCGGCTACATGTTTCCGAAACACGTTGACCAGCTGCGCCGCGAGGCGATCGCCGCCTATCCCAATGAGGCGGTCTGGATCATCTATGCCGACGGCGAGTGCCGGCAGTACGCCAACGTGGCCAGCGACCCGGCAACGGCGTTTCGGCTCGACAAGCGCACGCTGGCCCGGGCGACGGCGCGGGGAATTGCCGCGATCGTGCACAGTCATCCGGACGGCCCGGACTGCCCCAGTGAGGCGGACATGCGCGGGCAGCGCGATACCGGCGTGCCGTGGGCCATCGTCAGTACCAACGGGCAGGACGCGACGGCGCCGTTCTACTGGGGCGGCGAGACGCCACGCGCGGATCTCGAGAATCGCCCCTTTCGCCATGGCGTCACCGACTGCTACAGCCTGATCCGTGACTGGTATGCGCTCGAGCTGGGCGTCGATCTGCCGGAGTTCCCGCGCGACTGGGAGTGGTGGCAGCAGGGCGGCGACCTGTATCGGCTCGGGCTCGAGCAGGCCGGGTTCGTCCGCGTCGAGCAGAGCGAGGCCCAGCGCGGCGATATGTTCTTTTGCCAGCTGCGCTCGAAGGTGCCCAACCATGCCGGCGTCTATCTCGGCGACGGCCTGGCGTTTCACCACCTGACGGCGGCCAAGCCTTTCGATCCGACCCGGCGGCCCAAGCGTGAGCCGATCCACCGTTGGCGTGACTTTGTCACGGCCTTCTACCGACACCGCAGCCAGATGGAATAACGATGCGCGAGATTCACTTGCATGGCTCCTTGGGGGACCGCTTCGGCGGTCCCTTTTCGTTGGAGGTTCGCGACCCGGCCGAGGCGGTGCGAGCGCTCTCCTGCCAGCTCGACGGCTTCAAGGACGCAATCCTCGAGGGCCAATGGCAGGTGGTGCGCGGCAGCCTCGACGGCGGGCGGGAGGACAGCGACGAGACGCTGACCATGGGCCTCGGCAACAAGCGCGAGCTACACATTCTGCCGGCCATCGGCGGCGCCAAGGGCGGCGGTGGTAAAGCCATCCTTGGCGTGGCCATGGTCGGCGCCGCCTTCGCCACCGGCGGCCTGTCGCTGGCGGGGACAGCCGCGTTTGGCATCTCGTCCAGCACGCTGGCCATCGCCGGCGGGGCGCTAGCGCTCTCCGGCGTCTCGACGATGTTGGCCACCACCGCGCAGACCGGCAGCTACGAGGACAGCGCCAATGTCGACGAGCGGCCCTCGTTCCTATTCGACGGGCCGGTCAACAACAGCGCCCAGGGGCTGGCCGTGCCCGTCATCTACGGCGAGATCAATACCGGCTCCATCGTCGTGAGTGCCGGCATGAGCGTGGAACAACTACCAGCGGATGAGTAATTCATGGGCGCATTCGAGCACGTAACCGGCCGCAAGGGCGGCGGCAAGAGCGGTGGCGGCAGCGGCCGCGTCGCGCAGGAAGACCCGAACACGCTGCGCTCCAACTCCGTCGCACGAATCATCGACCTGCTGGGTGAAGGGCCCATCGAGGGGCTGGTCGACGGCGCCAAGTCGATCTTCTTCGACGAGACTCCGCTGCGGGCAGACGATGGCTCGTGGAACTTCAGCGGGGTCAACTACGATACCCGCGCCGGGCTGCCCGACCAGGACCACGTTGCCGGGTTCCCGTCAGTCGAGAACGAGACCGAGGTGTCTGCCCAGGTCACGCAGGACACGCCGCTCGTCCGCACGATCAACGACGCCGACACCGATGCCGTGCGCGTGACCGTCCAGGTCCCGGCGCTCACCGAGCAGGACAAGGAGACCGGCGACCTGCACGGTTCCAGCGTCCAGATCGCCATCGATGTGCGACCCAGTGGTGGCAGTTGGTCGACGCGCAAGACTGACACGATCAAGGGCAAGTCGACCAGCCCGTACCAGCGCGGCTATCGCGTCGAGCTGGAAGGCGCTGCGCCGTGGGATATCCGCGTGCGCCGGATCTCCGCCGACAACGACGACGATTCGGCGATTCGCAATGAGACGTACTGGTCGAGCTACACCGCCATCGTCGACGGCAAGTTCATCTACCCGGATTCCGCGCTGATCGCGCTCGAGGTCGACGCTCAGCAGTTCGGCAACTCGATTCCGTCGCGGGCGTATCACGTGCGCGGCCGGCTGGTTAGCGTGCCGGACAACTACGACCCGGCGACCCGAACCTATACCGGCATCTGGTCTGGTGCGTTCCAGCAGGCCTGGACCGATAATCCGGCGTGGATCTTCTACGACCTGGCCATCAATGTGCGCTTCGGCGGGCAGCTCGAGAACGTCGACAAGTGGGCGTTGTACGAGATCGGCCGGTATTGCGACGAGCTGGTGCCCAACGGCTACGGCGCCGACGAGCCGCGCTTCACGATCAATACCGTGATCAATTCGCGCGAGGATGCCTACAAGGTTTTGACGACCTTGGCGGCCGCGTTTCGCGGGATGATGTATTGGGGCACTGGCACGGTCACGGTGGTGCAGGATTCGCCGGCGGCGGACGAGAGCGGGCGGATATTCAGCCAGGCCGATACCCAGGATGGCGAGTTCCGCTATTCGGGTTCGTCGCTCAAGAGCCGCCACACCGTGGCGATGGTGATGTGGAATGACCCGGCGGACAATTATCGTCAGACGCCCGAGGTCGTGGAAGATCCAGCCGGCATCCAGCAATACGGCTGGCGCCAGACCGACGTGACGGCATTCGGATGCACGTCCCGTGGCCAGGCCCGCCGTGTCGGCCTGTGGCTGCTTTACACCGAGCGCGAAGAGACCGAGACGGTCGAGTTTACGCTGGGCCTGGAACACGCCGACATCCGCCCGGGCGAGGTCGTGAAGATCTCCGATCGCTACAAAGCGGGGGCTCGTCTGGGCGGTCGTCTGACCGCCGTGGGGTCCGAGGCGGTCACGCTCGACAAACGCCCGGATGTGGCCAGTGGCAGCGGCTGGAAGCTCTCCGTTCAGATGCCCAATGGCAGTATCGAGACGCGCGACGTCGCCGGATTCGACGACGACCAGGTGACACTTGCCGCCGCGCTCTCGACCGAGCCAATGCCGTACGCCATGTGGATGCTCGCCAGCGAGGATATCCAGCCGCCCCGGTTCCGTGTCGTCGGGGTGAAGGAAGACAGCGACGACCTGACTTACACGGTCACCGCGCTCAAGCACAACCCGAACAAGTTTGCGTTGATCGAGCAGGGGCTGGTGCTGCCCGAGACGCCGACCTCCTTGGTCCCCATTGGCAGGCTGTCGCCGCCCCAGGATATCAACGTCGAGAGCTACACCTATCTGAGCGGCGGTGCCCAGCACCAGGGCCTGTTGATCAGCTGGGTCAAGAGCGGCGATCCGCGCACGCAGTATTACATCGTCAACGTGTTGCCGCCGGGCGAGAACGTCTGGCAGGACGTCGGCTCGACCGACCAAACCTCGCTCGAGTACCGCAACGCGCCCAGCGGCGAGTATCAGATCCGCGTGCGCGCCGTCGACGGTGCCGGCCGGCTCTCGGCATGGTCCGTGCGCGTGACCACGATCAGCTCGTTGTTGCAGCCGCTGCCGCCGACCACGGTCGACGTCGAGACGGCCAACCGCTCGGTGACGTTGATCCCGCGCAGCGACCGTTCGGGCCAGCTCTACGAGTACCGCCGCGCCACCACACCGCTCGAGGGCGACGACGAGATCGAGGCCAACGCCGTCGATCTCGGCCAAGCCACGCAACTCGCCGACACCAACCTGCAGCCCGGTACTCAGTATTACTACTGGGTGCGCGGCGTGAATGCCTATGGCGTTTCGAGCTGGTACCCGGTTCAGGCGAAGACCCGTGAGGAGTTCGAGTCGGAGTGGGCCTACATCGACGAGCAGCTCCGCAAAGACGGTGGCCTGGTCGATCAGCTCGAAAATGGCATCAATGACAATTCGCAGCTGATTGGGCAGGCCCGCGAGGACTTCGAGGATGGACTGGCGGAGGCCAACGCCGGCATCGAGCGGACCGATGCACTGATCGGCGAGATCGGTACCGAGGTCGATCAACTCACGAGCAACGTCGATACCGAGTTGGCAGGCGTCAATCAGCGTATCGGTGCCGCCAATGATCGGATCGATGGCATCGAAACCGATCAGGCTGCCGCCGAGGAAGCGCTGGGCAACCTCGATACCGAGATTGATCAGTTGTCGAGCGACGTCGAAACCGAATTCTCGGGGGTCAACGACCAGATCGCCGATGCCAACCAGCGCATCGACGGGGTGGAATCGATCGCCGAGGGTGCGGATACCAAGGCGGACATTCTCGCCGAGGACGTCTCGACGCTCGACTCGCGGGCCGACGGCCACGACGCGGAGATCTCCGAGACCAATCGTATTGCCCGGCTGAATGGCATGCTCGAGGCGTTCGAGCGTCAAGCGGCGCAGGTGCAGACCGCAGCGGGTAGCGCGGCCTACACCGTCGAGCGCATTCAGCGAATCTCGCAGGGTCAGTCGCTATCACAGGCCACCGAGGAACTGGACGCGCGTCTGAGCGGCAACATTGCCACGGCACGTAGCCAGATCACCACGCTGGTGGATACGACCCAGTCGATCACCGATAGCCTGACCGAGCTGCGCAGCGAGTACGAGGGCACCTCGGCGGAGTTTGATAGCCGGATTACAGCGGTGACGACTCAAGCTCAGGCGATTGCCGATTACGTTCTGAACCTGGAATCCGAGGTAGAGGATGGCTTCGCCACGGTTCAGTCGCGGATCACGACCGTGGCGAATGAGTCCGAGGCGTTGTCTCGGGACATCCGCACGCTGCGTAGCGAATACGAGGGATTCTCCGCCGAGGCCGACCAGCGGCTGACCACGCTGGCGAATGATCAGCAGGCCATGACGCAGTCACTGCAGGCGTTGAGCGCGAGCTACGACGCGTCGACGGCCGACTTCGACGAGCGCATCACGACCCTGGCCGACGAGCAGAAAGCGACGGCGCAGTCACTGTCGCAACTGTCCACGGCCTACGGCGAGACGACGTCGGATTTCGAACAGCGGATCTCGGCGCTGAGTAGTGCGACCGAGGGACTGGTCGAAGAAACCTCGCGCCTCTCTACGCAGCTAGGCAATGCCGAAGCGGCGATCGAGAACGTACGGCGGGTGCAGCGATTCGATGGGCTGTTGTCAGCGTTTGAGCGGCAGGTCTCGCAAGTGCAGACCGCCGCCGGTAGCGCGGCCTACACCGTCGAACGCATTCAGCGAATCTCGCAGGGTGAGTCGCTATCTCAGCAGACCGAGGAGGTTCGCGCTGAGCTGAGCGGCAATCTCGCGACGGCTCGCAGCCAGATCACTGCGCTGGTGAATACGACCCAATCGATCACCGATCAGTTGACCGGACTGCGCAGCGAGTACGACGACACATCGACCGAGTTCGACGATCGCATCACGCTGCTGGCCAGCGAAGCGGAGTCGATCGGCAACCGGCTGACCGCACTGACATCGGAAACCGACCAGAGCCTGGCCGACGTACGATCCACGCTGTCGACGCTCTCCGACGATACCCAGGCTCTCGGGCAGTCTCTGAACACCCTGCGTGCTGAATACGAGGGATTCTCCGCCGAGGCCGATCAGCGGCTGACCGTGCTGGCGAATGATCAGCAGTCGATGTCGCAGTCGCTCTCGCAACTGAGCGCGAGCTACGACGCGTCGACGGCCGACTTCGACGAGCGCATCACGACCCTTGCAGACGAGCAGAAAGCGACGGCGCAATCGCTATCGCAGCTGTCCACGGCCTACGGCGAGACGACGTCGGATTTCGAGCAGCGGATCACGGCGCTGAGCAGCGCAACCGAGGGGCTGGTCGAAGAAGTCTCGAGTCTCTCGACGCAGCTCGGCGACGCCGAAGCGGTGATCGAGAACGTACGTCGCGTGCAGCGATTCGATGGGCTACTGACCGCGTTCCAGTCGTCCGCGACCCAGGTGCAGACCAGTGCCGGGGGCGCGGCGATACGGTTCGACCGCCTGGTGAGTGTCAGCGAGCAGCAGGCGCTGGCCCGGCAGACCGAGGAGGTGAAAACCGAGCTCGGTCAAACGACGTCGAGCCTGCGCTCTGAGCTATCGTCGCTCTCGAGCGAGCAGCAAGCGCTGGCGCAGGATCTACTCGATCTCAATGCCGAACTGGGCGACACGTCGGCCAGCCTTCATTCGGAATTGGCGGCGCTATCGGATGGCGTGAACGCTGTCAGCCAACGGCAGGACGAGTACCGGGTCGAAGTCGATGATCAATTCGCTTCAGTCGAAGACAACATCAGCGCCGTCTATGACCCCGACACCGGGGCCGTCGCCCAGGCGATTACCACGGTCAACGTCAACGGCAAGACCGGCATGCTGGGCCTTCAGGCGTTCGGCGAGGAGATCCAGATCGTCGGCGTCGCCGATGAGTTCGCGATTCTCAACCCGATCTCTGGCGAGCTAGTGACTGCGTTCGTTGTCAGCGACGGCCGGGTCATCATCCCCGAGGCATTGATCGACAGCCTGGTGGTAACGAAGCTGCGCTCGACGAACGGCAATCTGGTGTTCGATGGCAACAAGCTGAAAGCCGACTACATCGATGCCGTCAATCTCAAGGTCAAATGGGCCAACGTCCAGGACATCGTCATCCAGTGGGCCGATATCCAGGGTGTGAAGATCCAGACGGCCGATATCGAAGACGCTGCGGTGACCACGCTTAAAATCGCTGGCCAAGCCGTAACGCTCCCGCAAAGTAACTATCAGGAGGGGAACAGATATTTCAAACGATCAAATACAGGCTCTAGTGG